CTTCCAGTCCAGCGGATCGACGTACGGGGAGACTTCCTGAGACACCCACTGCCCCAAGACCTCGATCTTCTCCACCGACTTGTTGACCGCCTCCGCGGTGGTCTGCATCAACCCGGCGATCGTCATCCCCGGCAGATACCCCGCCGACGGATTCGACTGCGCGAACGCTGCCGGATCGGTGAGTTTCGCCTCCGGAGGTGCCGTCCACTCGGCCACAAACCACTGCGCCGCCGGGTCGTCGACCGAGCGATGCGCGATCGCCCGCACGTCCCGCAGCACCACGGATCGGTGGGTGCCGGCGTTGGAGAACGCGACCAGCTGCGCGTCGTACTGCGCGGTCGCCGACTTCTCGATCGCCGCCCAACCCTCGTAGTCGTACTGCTGCCGCAACTCGTCCAGGAGCAGCCGCACCGAGCTGATACCTCGGGCACCCTCGAATGTCCTCGGCAAATAGACCGCGTCGTTGTGGCAGCGGATTTCGACCTCGCCGTTGACCATCCGCGGCAGATATGTGGCGGCCTGGAGCAGCGGAACCCGCTCCCGCGCCGGCCGCGCCTTCGGATCATCCGGGCCACCCCAACGGCGGACTTTCCGCCACGGCTTCAACGCGATGTCGAGCTTCTGCGCCGCACCGACGATGACGAAACCCTCCTCATAGGTGGCCGCGGGCCAGCGCGCCGAATCGACCCACAACCAGTACGCGGCCAGGACCGCGCCAACGAGCGTCTTCCCGTTCTGCCTGCCGACGATGATCAGCGCTTTACGGAACCGGAGCGTGCCGTCCGGGTTCAACTCCATCAGATGGATGAGCAGCCACTTCTGCCAGAGCAGGAGGGACACCATCAGCACGGTCTCGGCGAACGCGATGACCTCGAACCCGCGCGAGGTTTCCGGCGTTAGGTCGCGAAGCGGGCGGGTGAAGATCCGGGGCTCGGTCTTGCCGTACTTCAGCACAGGCCGGACCTCCTACTGAACTGCGCGAAGCCCCTTCCGCATCACCGCCAACGGATCCGCCGGCGGCTCCGGAGACACAGACGCAGAGCCCGGTTTCGCTGGTGCCGCAGCCTCGCCAGGTAGCAGACCGAGCGCGTCGAGGTACTTCAGGAAGCTCGCCAGAGACACGTTGTCGTTAGCCGGGACCTTCGGCCGCCCGCCGTCCTCAGCAGCGTCCTCGACCGCCCACTGCGCGATCGTGTCCCAAGCGTCGATCTTCTTCGCCAACGCCCGCGCCGCAGCGACCGCTGCCGAATCGCGAGCCCGAAGATGCCGCGCAGACTTCAACGCGCGCTCCAACGCGGCCGACACGCCGCTGTCAGGGAAAGGCGTAGTCATAGAACGTTCCTCCCTCGCGACCCCCACCAAAATCGAGCCCGGGGAGAGAGGACCACTGCCCCCCGCGGTGGACACCCCCGGTCCGTTTGCTGGATTTTCTGGTGGTCGGTGGGGCTACCACCAGTCGGGGATGGGTTCGCCGAGCCCGGGCGATGGCGCCCGCCGCCCGCGGGCCGCGTTGCAGTCGGCGTGGGCGTGGCGGAAGTTCGTGGGGTCTTCCTGCAGCGTCGGGTCGTCGGCGATCGTGACGTAGTGGTCGAGGTTGTGGCTGTCCGGTGTGCTGTTGGGTGGCACGCTGTAGTCGATGCGTTGCTTGCAGAGCCAGCACTGGGCGAGGTCTCGGGTGTCGGGGTGCGCGTCGAGCCGGGCGCCCTCGTCGAAGAACGCTTGTCGGAGGCGTTTCATGTTGCGGGAGGACGATCGCGCCATCGAAGCTCCCTCGGGATGTGTGAACCCCCGCGGGCGGTGGCCTCGGCGAGGGTTCGGGTGTCTATGGGCGCGTTTGTAAGACGTGAAAGACGATACCACATCGCGAGGCTGGGTTACCGGTGTGCGAAAACCTGTGAGGCCATGCGCCCCTCGTAGACAGCGACGAGCCCGACGGGCCAGCAGCCCAGTTCGAAGTAGCGCGCCCAGAGCCCCCAGATGATCTGCCATTCGTCCGAGCCTGTATCGGCGATGTGTACAGGCAGTCCGATCTTCTCGGCCATCTTCGGGCCGACTGTCGCTGAGTGGTCGGTAAGGTCGTCGATGAGCGGTTTGCGTAGCGCTTCGACGAGCTCGCTGCGCTGATCGTCGCCGAGGTCGCTCGAGCGGCACTGCAGCGCTTCGTCGATTAGCGCGGTCGTGCGCTCCATCGCGGACTTGGCCTGCTCCACCATGAGCATGTTCACGTCAGCGAGCAGGCCTGAGTAGAGCGGGAACGAGTTGGGCTGCTCGGCCACTCGTTGCTCCGCGGTCTTAACGGCGGCGACGATCTCCTTGGCGCCCACCAGGGAGTTGTTCACCTGGAACTGCGGATCGACGGGCCCGAGATCGCTCTGAGGCGCCATGAGGATCTGGTCGGCGCCGAGGCACATGATGGTGCCGGCCGACTTGGCCATGTCGGGAACGATGATGGTGAGTTCGGCGCAGCGCGCCTGCATGCTTCGTACGAGCCGAACCGCGACCTCGCCGTCGCCGCCTGGGGTCGATAGAAGCAGGTGGAGGTCTTTGGCTGTGTCGAGGCCGACCAGGAGCTCCTCGAGGAGGGTGACCCCTCGGGGAAACACCTGGTCGATCATGACGATGAGGTTGGCGCCCGTTGCCTCCTCATAGTCCTTGATCAGCTGCTGGCGCGCGTATCTGCCGGCCTGGCTGGCTGCGAAGAGGGGAGTGCGGTTCTCGGCCACGCTCAGCCCCTGTGGGCGAATCCGACGGCTGGGGTGAAGCTGGCGGGTCGGTCCTTGCGGATCTCCTGGGCGGCGCGCCGTGCGGCTGCTGCCTGCTCGGCGAGTGCGTGCCAGTCTCGCTGTGGGAGGGGCGTTGGTGGTCGCAGTGCGGGTCCGTTCTGTTCCGCGTGAGTGGCTTCTGGCGTCGTAGTCATCAGCGTTCCTCCTTTAACAGATCCCCCGTGCAAAGTCAAACGACCGTGCAATCTGTGTATAGCGTAGCTCACTGGGTCTGACAGTTTCGGACCGGTGCAGATCCGATGTCGCGGAGCTTGTACTGGGCGGGTCGTACTCCGGCTGGGCTGATGGGCAGCAGTGCCCCAGAGGCGACTCGGGACTTCAGTGTGGTGAGCGGCACCCCGGTGATCTCGGAAGCTTGGGTGAGGGTGACGAGGGGCTCGGCGAGCCGGTGGAGCGCGGCGTCGAGGCTGGTCTCGTTGCCGCAACCCTGGCAGGTCCACACGCCGCCGCCGTCCGCCTGGGTGATGGGGAACAGGCACAGGGTGCAGCGGGGCTGGTAGTCGTCGCGTTCACCGGTGAGGTGTCGGAGGTGTCTCCACCACCAGTCGATGTCACGGGCCAGGGCGTAGCCCCAGTCCTGGATGAGGGCCCAGCCGAGCTGGCCGTGGAGCCAGGCGGTGACGGCGGTCAGGGTGATCGACTCGTCGGGCAGGTCGGCGGGTTCGCGGCCGGCGTCGCGGGCTTCGCCGTCGACGAGTTTGGCCCACTGGTAGAGGTCGGGGAGGAGGCCTTGGCGGTGGTCTCCGGCGGCGCGGTCGTGCCATGCGCGGTCTTCGGCGTCGTCGCCGAGGTCGCGGAGTCGGCCGTCGAGGACGTGGAGGAGCTCGAGACGGACCGGGGCCGGGCTGTGGGCGATCCCTGGGGGTGTGGTACGGCCCGGCTTCACCGTGGTGGCGGGTTGGAGCATGGCCGGGAGGAGCGCGGCGAGGTCGACGAGCTCGATGAGCTTCTGCGCGGTCGTGATCATCATCAAGGGCTCTCCTCAGAACGGGCATTCGGCGTTGGGGTCGGCGGGTGGTGGCGGGGTGAACGCCGACTCGCAGGAGGGCAGCGGTGCCGCGCCACAGGCGTGGGTGGCGTAGATGTCGAGTCGTGGGGTGCCGGCTGGGCGGGAGGTGATCCGGTTGGCGTCGCGGAGGCCGGTGAACCGGAGCCGCCCACCGATCCGTTGGACGGCGAAGGTGGCTCGGTGGGCGAGGAGTGCGAGGGCTTCTCCGATCGCCGACAGCGGGGTTGAGTCCACTTCGATGGTGAAGGCGCACCATTCGGCGTGGGGTCCGCGAAGGATCGGAGCTTTGCAGGTGCGGCAGCGGACGGCTCGGATCAGTGACGAGTCGATCCATGCCAGCGGGTGCGCTGTGCGTCGCTGGTGCTGTGGCGGCCCAGGAGCATCAATGAGCGAGGGCTGAGAGGTGGTCATTGATTGACCTCTGTGATCCCTGGAAGTGCGTCCGGAAGTGGTTCGCGGTGTTCTGTGGCCTGAGGCATGTCCGTAGCGCGTCCCACCCCGTAGGGGGAGTGGGACTGGGACGCGCTTACAGGAACCGCGTCCGGGACCCAGTTGGACGCGGTTGGACGCGGTTCGCTGTCACCCTCTCGGTACGGGTGAAGAAGGGTGTAGACCACACCGCCTCCGCGTCCAACCCGAGATCCACGATCAGCCCATCCGCCTTCTGCGAGGGCGTCGATCGCGGTGCGAACATGCTCGGCCCGGCCCTTGATCTCACGGGTGATCTCTCGCCCGGAGAGCCCGTCTGGGAGGTCTTCGAGGAGCTTGGAGACTCGTTCCATGAGGTGTGTGGGCCGCCATGGTGTTTCGCCTGGCTCGGTGCCGTGTGGGCCTTCGATCGTCACTGTGGTGGATGTGGTGGCGGTGGAGTCGATGATGACTTTGCCGGCGAAGCGTGCGCCGCCGGCGGTGCCTCTGACGTAGCCTGCGCGGTCTTTGTCGACGAGGAGTTTGAGTTCGCCTCGTTGGCCGACGCCGAAGGGTTGGGTGACTTCGACGATGAATTGGGCGCCGTCGATCATGGCTCGTTTGGCCTGGGCTCCGATCGCGCCTTTGCCGCGAGCATCTGCGTTCTTGGGGACGTGGTCGATGGTCAGTACGGCGGCGCCGTACTGGGTGAGGGGCTTGAGGATGAGGCGGTTGAACTTGGTGGCGTCGCCGTTGTCGTTGAGGTCGAGACCGAGGAGGGTCATGGCTGCGTTGGCGCCGTCGAGGACAACGAGTTCGGGGTCGTGCCCGGCGAGCATCTGCCCGAGGGCTGCCTGTCCGACGACGCCGAGGGCTTCGTCTGGGTCGGCGTAGTGCAGATTCTGGAGTTGTTCGTCGGTGACGCCGAGGAGGCGTAGGCGGGCGACCCAGGTGGAGGCGGCGTCTTCGAAGTCGAGGACGGTGACGCGGCGGCCTTCCTTGACGAGCTGCTCGACGCAGTGGAGAGCGACCCA